CGGGCGGAGGCCTTTGAGACCAACAGCATGCTGCCCCGGCTGTTTTCCATGGGTACCTCCAAGCACTGGGGTGAGAAGTTTTCTTCCATGACCGCCATGAATGGCTTCCAGCCCGTGGGCGAAGGCGGCGCATATCCCACCGACGGTATGCAGGAAAGCTATTCCAAATTCTTCGAGCACATGACCTGGAAGGATGAATTCCACATCACCCGGGAAATGGTGGACGACGCCAAGCTCATGGATATGAAGAAGAAGCCTGCCGAATTTATCGCAGGCTGGTACCGGACCAGAGAGGAGTTCGGCTCCGCCCTGTATGCCGGCGCCGTCAGCGGCAAGAGCAAGATCAAGTTCCGCGGCAAGGACTTTGACGCCACCTGCGCCGACAAAAAGGCTCTTTTTGCCACGGATCATCCCAGCATTCTGGGCAAAAAGGCACAGGGCAACCTGTTCTCCGATGCCTTCTCCAACGAGGCGCTGGGCGCCATGGAGAGCAGGATGCAGGACTTCCGCGGCGACAACGGCGAGGTGCTGACTGTGGCGCCCGACACCATCATGATCGCCAACGACTACTCCATGAAGATGGCCGTATTCGCCGCCATCGGCGCGGACAAGGATCCCAACACCGCCAACAACGGCTTCAACTACAACTTCGGCCGGTGGAACGTGATCATCAATCCCTACCTCAATCAGTTCCTGGCTGCCGGCCTCAAGCCCTGGATCCTGCTGGACAGCCACTACAATGAGGAGAACGCCGGCGCCGTGTGGCTGGATCGCGTGAATCTGGACGTGAAGAGCGAGATCGCGGCCAACGATGACAACGTCTGGAAGGGCTACGGCCGTTACATTGCCGGTTTCAATGACTGGCGATTCGCCGCATGCGGCGGCATGGCCGGCGGTACCGCCCTGCTGGGCTGATCGCTGCATGAGACCAGAAAGCCTTCGGCAAAGCCGCCGAAGGCTTTCTTTTAAGGAGGGAAAACGGCTTGAAAGTTAAGGAGTTACTTTCGTTTGTGGATAAGATCGTGCCCCACTCCTTCCCGGAGGAGGTGCAGATCCGCTGGATCAACGAGGTGGAGGGCCGGGTGCAGACGGAGATCCTGCTGCTGTCCGATGAGGATCTGACATCCTACAGCTGGCCAGAGCATCAGGAGACGGAGCTTTTTGCGAAGTTCCCTTACGATGACATCTACTGGACGTATCTTGCGGCCATGGTGGCCCATGCCAACGGGGAATTCGGGGAATACAACAACCATATCACCCTGTTCAATGAACGTTTCCTGCGCTTTTCTGCGTGGTATGCGGGAAGATACCGTCCGGCGGACGGAGAGGCTGCGGCACGGCTTTACTATCTCAGTGCCTACGGCATCGCGCTGAAGCATGGGTTTGCAGGGTCGGAGGAAGCGTGGCTGGAAAGCCTGAAGGGAGATCCCTTTACCTATGAGGATTTTACACCGGAGCAGCTGCAGGCGTTGGTGCCCAAAAAAGGCGTGGACTACCTGACGCCGGAGGAGATCGGGGAAGCTGCCGGAACTGCGGCAGATGCTGCTGCAGTTGCGGTTATGCAATCGACGGAGGATAATGCCAAGCAGGCCGAGGAGGCGGCCAATGCCGCGAAGCTGGATGCAGACCGGGCGGAGGAGGCGCGGGATAAGAGCCCTGTTATTGGCGAAAATGGAAACTGGTTCGTGTGGAACGCTGCCGCCGGGGACTATGTGGATTCGGGGGTAGGCGCAGCCGGGCCCGCCGGGCCGGAGGGACCAAAGGGCGACACCGGTGCAGCCGGTCCCCGAGGCTTGCAGGGGCTGCAGGGCCCACGGGGATACGAAGGGGTAAGTGTCACAAGAATAGTGCAGGTGGTCACAAGCGGCCCTGGTGAGTCAAACCTTGTGCGGGTATTCCTGTCGGACGGATCTTCGTATGACCTCACGACCCAAAACGGCGATACAGGCCCGGCGGGGCCCGAAGGATATACCCCTGTCAAGGGTACGGACTACTGGACGCCTGCGGACAAGCAGGAGATCGTGGCGGCAACGCTGGCGGCACTTCCCAAAGCAGAGGAGGCGAGTTTCTGATGGCTGACTATGTTGTGAAGGGTGAAAGCCTCACTGCCGTGGCGGACGCCATCCGGGAAAAGACCGGGGAAACCGATGTCATGGGGCTGGTTGAGATGCCGGGCAAGGTGGGTGCCGTGTTCGAGGCTGGCAAAAAGGCCGAGAACGATGCCTTCTGGGCAGACTTTTTGGCTCCTCCAGCCAGTTGGGCAACTTTTGCTCAACGTTTCTCTGGACGAGGATGGAGTGATAAGACTTTCAAGCCGCCGATCGGAACGGTTATTTCCGTTTCAAATGCCAACGCAGCAAACGCAAACAGTATGTTTAACTATTGTTCCATCACAGATTTGAAAGCAATTTGTGAAGAGCGAAACGTTACGATTGATTTTTCTGCGGCAACCAGCTTCATGAACACTTTTACAGACAGCCAGATCGCCGCTGTTCCTGCAATCGACACCAGAGGCGCGGCAGCTTTGACGCATATTTTCTATAATGCTACCTTCTTGCAAACGGTAGAAACATTGGTTTTGCGGGACGATGGATCCCAAACCTTTTCAAATTACACCTTTATGGGATGCGGCAGACTGGAAAACATCGTGATTCAGGGTGTGATCGGGCAGAATGGTTTTAATGTGTCCGCTTGTACCAAACTCACCCACGACAGCCTTATGTCCATCATCAACGCCCTCAAGGACTACTCCGGCTCCGGTGAGACCTACACCGTGACCCTTGGTGCGGAAAACCTTGCCAAGCTGTCGGATGCGGAAAAGATGCAGGCTGTCAGCAAGGGCTGGACGCTGGTGGGCTGGACGCCGCCCACTTGGAACGAAGGCGATTGGTGCAATGCGTGCGGGACGGCCACCTTGGATGCATACGGAAGGTGTCCCGCCTGCGGCTACAGCGTTCCAAAGGAAAAACGTATTTGCTCCTGCGGCGGTGAAGTCGGTGAGGATTGCGTGTGCATAAGCTGCGGGAAAACATACCACGCAAGCGAAGGACCGATCTGCCTCTTCTGCGGTTTGGATATGACGGAGGAATGATCATGGAACTGAGAAAACTGACCGCCGCGGACGGATTCGTTCTGTTTAACGGCGAGATCGTGACCAAAGAGGTCTACCTTGGCTGCAACGACAGCCCGGAAAACTGGCAGGAGATCCCCGAAGGCGAGGCGGTGCCTGTCACCGGCGAGGCCGGGGAGGCGGACTATCTTGCCGCCCTTGCAAGGCTGGGGGTGAAGTGATGAAGAAACGGGAACTGGAACAGAAAACCGAGGCCGTCATCACGGAGACCCGGGAGGCATTGCAGACTGTGTATGATGCCCTCAATCCCGGTCAGCAGAAGCAGCTTGTGAAGGACGAAAAAGTGGCGGCGCTGTTTGACCGTTACGGCGTGGAGGTGACGGCGTAGTGTGGGGGGAGATCATCGTGGGCGCGCTGGCCCTTGTGGGGACTCTTGGCGGCGCTTACATCGCCAACCGGAAAAGCGCCGCCCTGCTGGCCTACCGCATGGAGCAGCTGGAGGAGAAGGTGAACAAGCACAATCAGGTCATCGAGCGCACCTTCCGGCTGGAAGAGCACGAGGCTGTGGTGGATGAGAAGATCAAGGCCATCAACCACCGGATCGAGGATCTGGAGCATTATCACAGGTAAGGCGCCGGGGGTGCGGTGTTCGGGCCGCCGAGGGCGTCGGAAAATTTTGTCTCTCCCTCAGGCGCTGCGCGCCAGCTCCCTCATCAGAGGGAGCCTTTGGGCCGCCCCTACGGGTGCGGTGCAGAGGCGGCCCGTGAGGTACCGGCAACTTTCCGGGCATTTCTTCGGCGGGATGAGGGCATCCCACCCTACGATGAGGGTGCGGCGGGAATCGTTCTCTCCCTCAGTCAGCTGCGCTGACAGCTCCCTCGTCAGAGGGAGCCTTTAGCCGCTTGATGTGCGGCGGCCCCTACGAAATGGAAAGGAGAATGTGCGTGGCAGAAGGATGCTGTGAACGATGCAGGATGAAAAAGAAAAAGCCCCGAAAGACGTCCAATGTCGTGCTGGCGCTGCTGGGCATGTTCGTGCTGGTGTTCGTTGCCGCCATGGTGGTGACGTTCTGGGTGCACGGCGCTGTGCCGGACACCCTGATCCAGTACGTCCTCGGCGCCGGGGGCGTGGAGGTGCTGGCCCTTGCCGGCATTAAGCTGAGCAAGGTCATTACAGGAGAAAAGACAAAAGAGGAGGAGCAACCATGAAGAACTTTTTGAGAAAGCTGACCAGCCGCAAGCTGTGGGTGGCGGTGGCGGGACTTGCCACAGGCGCCGCCCTTGCCCTTGGGGCTGAAACTTCCGACATCGGCGCTGTAGCCGGCGCGGTGATGGCGGTGGTGAGCGTGGTGACCTATGTGATCACCGAGGGGAAGATCGACGCCGAGAGCGTGAAGAACGCCATCCTTGCCATTCAGCAGGGCGCGGAGGCGCTGGAGCGGGAGGACGAGGCATGAAGATCCTGCTCATTGCCGGTCACGGCGCCGGAGACCCCGGCGCCACGGCGCAGCTTGGCGGCAGGCTGTACAAGGAGGCCGATGAGACCCGGGCACTTGCGGGCAGGCTGGTGACGCTTCTGGGCAAGGCCGGGGTGGAGGCTGATACATACCCACTCCTGCGAAACGCCTTTGATGACTACAAGACAGGAAGTCTGGTCACCCGGGCGAAGTTCCGGGACTATGACTATGTGCTGGAACTCCATTTTAATGCGTTTCAGCGTGACACCGGCAACGGGAAGACCAAGGGCGTGGAGTGCTATGTTACCACATACGAGGCCGGAACCAAAGTGGAGGAGCTGATCTGCAAGAAGATCGCGACCCTGGGGTTCACAAACCGGGGCGTGAAGCGGAAGAACTTCGCTGTGATCAGTCGGGCGAAGACGGCGGGGGTGTCCGCGGCGCTGCTGGAAGTGTGCTTCATCGACGACGCCGACGATATGGCCTTGTATGAGAAGAACCGGGAGAAGGTGGCGGTGGCCATCTGCGACGGGATCTGCGAGGGGTTTGGGGTTGGCAATCGGGCCGCCGGGGGCGGCAGCCCCTACGAAGGTACCGGCAAGACGGCGCGGGAGATCGTGCAGGAAAAGGCCGGGTTGGAGGACAAGACCATGGACTACCTTGCCGCATACCGGTGGGGCCGGGAGCTTCTGGAGAAGCTGGCAACGGCCATGAAGT